GATGGGCGGTGATGCGAAGTATATCGGCGTCGAGAGCGATGGCCTCTCCGAACAGCGTGAGGCTCTCAAGGATGATCGTGCCCGCGCCGGTTCCATGGGGGCTCAGTCCCTCGACACTGTATCTCGCGAGCGTGAGTCAGGCACGAGCCTGAATATCCGCATCGCAGCCCGAACAGCTGACCTGAATCAGATCGCGCTCACCGGAGCCGCTGGTCTGGAGCGGTTGCTGAAGATTTGTGCCGAGTGGATCGGCGCAAACCCCGAGGAAGTCAAGATTGAGCCGAACCTCGAGTTCGGTGATGTCCAGCTCACCGGCCAGAACATGGTCGAGATGCAGACTTCCCGGAACCTTGGCTTCCCCATCTCGGCGAGGTCCTTGCATCAGGTCGCGTATGATCGCGGTCTGACCAAGCTCACCTTCGAAGAGGAAATGGCACGAGCCAAGGAAGAGGAGAACGGTCCGTTCAAGCGTAGCGAGAATGGTGATCGTGCTCCTGAACAGGTCCCAGGGAATGGTCCCGAGGACAAGAAACCGGGTGATCCGGAAAACAAGGAAGATTGATCATGGCAATCGAACTCCAGTATGACAATCGTGAAGCTCTGCCTGAGGCATTCCGCAGTGACGCGGTCTTCAACGAGCTCTTCACGGCAGGTGCCGACGGCAAGATCACGCTGACCGGCGTGACGGGCCTGAAGACCCAGAAGGACGTGGACACTGTCCGCGAGGCGCTCCGCAAGGAACGCGAAGATCACGGCAAGACCAAGGATTTGCTGAAGCCGTGGGGTGAACTCAACGCTGAGGAAACCCTCGCTCAGCTGGACCGGATCAAGGAGCTCGAAGCAGCGGCGGGCGGCAAGCTCGACGAAGCGAAGCTCAATGAACTGGTTGAAGGTCGGATCTCCCAGAAGACGGGTCCGCTTCAGCGTCAGATCGACGCCCTGACCAAGGACAAGGACACTCTCGCCCAGGAAAACACCACTCTCAAGGGCCAGATCGAATCCCGTGACCGCAACGACGCTGTCCGCGCCGTCGCCACCGAGTCCAAGGTCCTCGCGACTGCTATCCCCGACATGGAGATGGCTGCTTCCGTCATGCTCGAGAAGGATGCCGATGGCAACCTTGTCACCAAGTCCGGAATCAACGGCATCACTCCTGGGCTCAATGTCAAGGAGTGGACCAAGGAAATGCAGAAGCTCCGTCCCCATTGGTGGCCGGAGAGCGAAGGCGGTGGTGCTCGTGGAGGCGGCGGTGGCGCTGGCTTCACCGGGAACAATCCGTTCTCGCATGAACACTGGTCGCTCACCGAGCAGGGCAAGTATCTTCAGGCCAATGGCCGCGATGCTGCCGACAAGCTCGCGAAGGCGGCTGGCACGACTGTCGGCGGACAGCGCCCTCCCAAAAAGTAGGGCGAAAATATCGCTTGCACCATGCTCCATTTTGGAGTATGGTGCATTCCATCATAACTGGCGTGATGCCAGTCACCCGACCGGAACAGGGGTTCCATTGTCGGTTTTTCCCTGAACCGAGCCATTGTCTAAAGGAGAAATCACATGGCAGCAGGTCCCGCGACTCGGGTGTCGGACATCGTCGTTCCCGAGATCTTCACCCCCTACGTTCAGCAGCTCACCGAGCAGAAGGCGCGTATCATTCAGTCCGGACTCGCCGTCCGCGACCCGTCGATCGATCTGCTTCTGGCCGGTGGTGGTCTGACGTTCAACGCTCCGTCCTTCCGCGATCTGGATGACGACGCCGAACGCGTCTCGAACGATTCCTCGTCCGTGTTCAATACGGCCGATGCTTCGGCGAACGCCGCTGGCTCCGGGACTTCCCCGGAACGTGCTCCGGACCCGAAGAAGATCGGCACGTCCACCGAGGTTCTGGTTCGCCTGAGCCGCAACAACTCCTGGTCCAGCATGGACCTCGCCGCCGCTCTGGCTGGCAAGGATCCCATGGAAGCGATCGCTGACCGCGTCGCCTACTACTGGACTCGCCGCCTCCAGGCCGCGTTCGTCGCCACCTGGAACGGTGTCATCGCTGACAACGTCGCCAACGACTCCGGTGACTACGTGAACAACATCGCTGGCGCTTCGTTCGTCGACGGTGTGACCAACTTCTCGGCCGAAGCCTTCCTGGATGCCTCGCTCACGATGGGCGACTCCATGGAAGACCTGACCGCCGTGATGGTTCACTCGGTCGTCTACAACCGGATGCAGAAGAACAACCTCATCGACTTCATTCCCGATGCGACTGGCCGGATCAACATTCCTACCTTCCTCGGCCGCGAAGTCATCGTCGACGACGGCGTTCCCCGGAACGGCAACGTCTACGATACGTGGCTGTTCGGCGGCGGCTCGACTCGCCTCGGCGTCAGCGACCCGAAGGTCCCGACCGAAACCGAGCGTCGTCCTGGCGGCGGCAACGGCGGCGGTCAGGAAGTGCTCTACTACCGCGTCGAGTGGTCGATCCATCCGGTCGGACATGCCTTCGTGATGTCGAGCATCCCGAACGGCGGTCCGGCGAACACCGATCTGGACGATGCGACCTCCTGGAACCGTGTGTTCCCCGAGCGCAAGCAGATCAAGTTCGCCCGTCTCGTCACCCGCGAGGCGTAAGCCCCGCTCCTGGAAACTGACGGAGGTCCTCACCCAGGATCTCCGTCAAAGCTCACGAAAGGAGCAACATCATGGGTAAGGGTCTTCCTCGCTCGATGTCTCGTGGCTCGGCTCAGCGTCAAGAGATCATCAAGCAGACCATCGTTGCTGAGGACGTCGCTCTCAGCATCACCGGTTCCACCGAGGTCGCTCGCTTCGCGACGGCAGTCATCGGCGATTTTCCCGAAGGCAACATCCTCCTCTTGGGCGCGGTTGCCTACGCTCAGTTCTCTGGTCCGACCAGTGCGAACCTGACGAACGACTGGGAAGGTGATTTCGCCATCGGCTCCGCTCCAACGGCCGACGTCACCCTCAACAATGCGGAAGTCGACCTCATTCCGTCGACTCAGCTCGCTGCTGCCACGAACGAAGTGTCGGCACGGACTCGCGGCACCAACTCGACGCAGGTGATCCTCGACAATACCGACGGGTCGCTCGAGATCAACCTCAACTTCGTGATCGATGCTGACGAAGTGACGAACGCTCAGACTGTGGTCATCACGGCCGATGTTGTTCTGCACATCGCCTACATCGTTCTCGGCGACGACTAAGGAGAGTGACTATGGCAGACATTGAGAAGATCAAGGCCGCTCTCGCTCAGCTGGACCCGCTCGATGACGATCAGTGGACTGCCGATGGCGCTCCCAAAGTCGAAGTCGTAGCTGGTCTGGTCGGCGAGGCGGTGAAGCGGCAGGACATCATCAACGCCGCTCCGGATTTCAATCGTGAGAAGGCTGGCGAGTCGCCGGACAATGACGAGGGTGATCAGGGCGACGCTGGTGATCAGGGCAACGACACCAATGATGAAGGCGGTGACGCTGGCGATCAGGGTGACGGAGCCCAGGAGAACGCCTCGGATGACGCGGAAGGCACCCAGACGGATCCCGATGATCAGGATCCCGAAGGCAATGCCGAAACGGAAACCGTGACGAACTTCGAGCCTGTCTCCCGCGAGATGAGCACCAGTGAGTTCATGGTCTGGATTCGCACTGTTCCCAAGGAAGAGCTCGAGGGCATCGAAGCCTCTCTGAAGGAACAGAACGACGACATCGGTGCCGAGATCAACAAGCTGAAGGATCTCCAGTCTCGGATTTCCCAGGCAGTCTCGATCACTCGTGCTCGCATCAAGGAAGCGTTCCTGAACTCGGCGAACCAGCACGCGATCCGCGAGTTCATCGCTTCGCAGGCTGCTTCCCGCGCCGAACGCGTCGGTCGCCGCAACGAGGTCCTGAAGGGCATCAAGCCTGACGAACTCGAGCATCGCTCGCCGCTGGACGCTGCGATGGCCCGCAAGACCAAGAGGGGAACTCAGCGTCCTGTTCGCCCCCTCGTGAAGTAACGCCAATGGAGGATCAGGGCTATGACCCGTTTCGCAACTCTGAATAGCCCTGATCCTCGCACTCGCGGCAAACTCCAAGCCGCTCTCTATCACGCTCGCAAGAAGAACCGCAACCCAGACTTCTCTCAGGTGTTCGTCTTCTCACTGAGCGCTGGCAACGTCATTCCGATCTCTGGCATCCGCAATGCTCCCTCATGGTTTGAGCAAGCCGATTTCACCATTGAGTTCGAGGACACCAGCACAGTCACTTTCACTTGGACCACGGATCATTGGGAACTGTCTGCTGGCACGTTCCCGTCAGCCAGTGGGATCGGAACTCTAACGCAAGACACGGACTCCATATCCATGCGCTGGCAGGGAGCAGAGGTCTAAGATGGCTCTCATCATCGAAACAGGGGTCGGTGTTCGCAACGCAAATGCGAGGCCCGTACCGAGCGCGCCCGCAAAGACAAGCCACCCCAAAGCCGCATGGGAGATGTGGGTGGGAAGCGGTCCGCTGAAGGCGAGGCTTACCGGG